GACGTTATCAACAACATTTCCTTGATGACGCACGCGCACCTCTTTGAAAGTCTCGCCAGCTACTAGGCCATTCGTGCAAACTAAACGATAGATGCCCGCCATTAAACGATATGAGCTAAGGCCGTCATGACTATTGACTAAAACTAACTCAGGAATTAACCCGCCTAACTCTGGGGTTTCCGCTGCATCACGATGACGAAAACGAATCATGTGTTTTGTAAAGGCTTTCTTTTCTTCAATGCGTGCGCGTGATTGTGTAGCTAATACCGGCATAAAACCCTCAGACATTAAACCCTCAACCACTTCCCGAGTAGAAATATGCTGATATTTGCTGCTTACATTGTGGCCGCCGGTTTCGGTGAATATTGATGGTGCATAAGCGCGTAATGTGTCCATTGTCATAAAACCGTTGATTGCTTTGCTGTTGTATCTCGTGGTGTTTCGCATCATTTTAATTGACTCCTATTTAGTCAGTTAGCAGAAAAATAAACAGACAGTTTTCTTTTTGCCCGTCTTGTGTGAAGCATATTATGCTATAAGTATTAACGTGTCAATACCCGTCAATACGATATTTCAATTAAATTGCTCTTTTGCTATATTTTTGATCTTGAGCTATGATTTTTCAGTGGATTTATGGGGAATGCTCAATGGAAGAGCTAAAGAAAACCGATTTTCGATTACCTATCGAATGGATAGACCGCATATTTCAACGCCTGCACGCTGTCTGGGGCGATCACTATTTAAGGCTATTTGCCAATCCTCAGGACTTAGAGTTTGAGCGCACACGCTGGCAAGGTGGTTTACATGGTGTTACCGCTGAGGAAATCAAGAATGTATTAAGCCTATGTCAAACAGGCAAGATCAAATCCCCCCCGAATGTCATTGAGTTTTTCCACTATTGCAAAGGCTATAAAATCCCGCCGCCACAAAAGCCCGCACCTTACGCTACGCCGAAACGAGAAGTAGGTGAACAATACTTGAAACTGCTACGGGACAAACTACATGGAAAACTTAATAGTGACGGGCACGCTACCTTATCCGCCCTCGATAAACAAATATTGGATAACACGCCAAATAAAAAGCCGCTCCACTGGCAAGATGATTAAAACCGTAACCAGGACAGAAAAGGTTAAAAAGTATGTACAAGATGTGGGCTATCTCATTTTACACCAGCGCGTTAAACCTTTGGCTAATACGCGGCTACGTTTGGAATTGTATGTATATCCGCCAGACAACAAACAGCGTGACCTCGACAATGTGTGCAAAGCCGTGCTGGACGCTTTACAACATGCGGGTGTGTATGCCGATGATTTCTATATTCAACAGTTATATGTACAACGGTGTATGGTACGAAAGTCTGGTGCAGTGGAATTTAAACTACAGGGGATTTAACTATGATGACCGATGCCGATTTATCACCGTGTATAAAGCAGCTCGTTGTTGACGAAGGTTTTGTGTCGTATTGTTATGACGATGCAACCGGCAAGAAAGTTATTGCTCCCGTTGGGAGGTTAAGCACTGGTATTGGCTTAAACTTACAAGACAGTCCATTGACTTACGAAGAGGCGGTTATGGTTACGACAATGCGCTTGCGTAATTATGAGAGACAGTTAAGTAATTTATTCTCTTTTTTCACACCGCTTGATATAGTCCGAAAGTCTGTGATTTTGAATATGGTTTATAACATGGGTTTGGCGCGATTCAATAAATTTGTAGGCTTAATCGCTGCACTCAGGACAAATGATTATCAAACCGCACATGATGAAATATTAGACAGTGATGCAGCTAGGAAGCTAGCAGCACGTTATCAAAGACTCGCCGTTATGATGGCAACAGGGACGTTTATTAAATGACTTTCAAATGTGATTCTTGTGGCGAATATATCGCCGACCGTGACCTGCAAAATGGCGCGGTTCTTTCTATTCCCGACCAACCCGAAACAGATAACCTTTGTATTGAATGTAACCTTGAGGAGACACAAGATGTTGCAAGTTAATTGCTGTAATCAAGATATCGAAAAGAAATATTATTTAACAAAAGAGAAAGTGCATGTTGTTCGCTGGTTTTGTACTGGCTGCAATAAGCTAATACTTGAAGACAACACGCCTTACATGGTTAATCCGTTTTATTCTGACGCACAAACTTCTGAACCGCATATCCATGATACTATAAAATCGCTCGCTAAAAAGATTGATGATGATATTTGTAAAGGATATGCAGATAACGAAATACTCGCTATCAATAAACATCTTGAACATTTCAATAAACGATTGCACACGGTTGAAAACTTTATCAGTCAAAACTACGTAGCTAATTGCAATACGTTAAATGAGCGCATACAAAAGCTTGAGAGTACACCATGTGTGCTTGAGTGGATAAGCAAAACAGAAATGAGATTAGAGAATCTTGAGGAAGGTTCAGAGACGGATGCGTTATCACCAGAAGCTTACGTTAAATTATTAAAACAAATTGAAGAGCTAGAAACAAATATAAATAAAGTTCGTCGTGACGGAAACTTATGCGCTCAAGAAATACAAGCGGATTTCTGTAAAGCTGTTGCGTCATTAAAGCTTGAGTTCAAAGACGCATACAAAGAATGGCAAACTCAGCCTAGCAATTACGACACCGTGCTTGTTACGAAATTTAATGACCTTCGCAATCAGTGCATGGATATTCACAAACGATTAGGCGATACAATTTCTAAATCACAAGAACTATTCGAGCGCCAAGCATTAATAAATGAAAGCAGTGATTTTGCTATAGCATCATTATCTAAACGCTTGCAGCGTATAGAGGGAATGAATGGTTACAATAAAGTAAATAAGTCTTCTATGCACAAAGTAGAGGAAACTATCAGTAAGTGGGAAAACTATTTCAATAATAATTCTTTGAAACTGTTAAACGATGCAATGACAGCACACATTGAAGAATTTAATAAACGTATAACAGCACTAGAAAATTCTGAGAGTTATAATTTTAATGAGCGAGTGAGCGATAGTTTTAATGCTTTATCAAGTGAAAGCGGCGATCATTGCAGAGCCATTGAGAAGCTAGAGCAAGATGTTAAGAGTTTGCTTACATGGAAAACGATTGTGCATACTAAAGCAATTTTAAATCCCGAAGCGTTGAAAGCATGGATAATATAAAACATGACAGACAATATTAACCATCCAAAGCATTACAACAACTCACCGGCACATTGTGAGTGCGGTAGACGTATCGAGTGCATTGATATAACGCGTCACATGGATTTCAATATCGGTAATGCTGTGAAATATATTTGGCGCTTTGCGGATAAAAACGGAATTGAGGATTTACAAAAAGCCGCGTGGTATTTGCATGACACAATTAAGCAGCTAGAAAAAGAAAATCTAGGACAAGTTTGCATGACTAAAGATTTAGAGGGCTAACAATGAAATATATTTATCTTTTAACGCTAATCATTGGCACGACTTATCTTGTCGGATGGTGTGAATGGTCAAAGTGGACATATTTATTTATGATGATATTAATGGGCGCTTGTAGATGTAAAATTGATTTTGATACGAAGGATTAACAATGAAATGTGCTTTATGTTTATACCGAGATTTTCCCGTTGTGATTGAATCTCATCATCCAATTGAACAACAACCAGTAATTATCTGTTGGGCTTGTTTTACTAGCTGTGTACACCAAGGAAGAGACTTACAACTAATGTCAGTCTTAGAAGAATCTCGAAAAGCTTTACAGCCAAACAGGTGCGAATCATGATTTATTTAATATTCAGTTTAATATTTTTAATTTTAGCTTATTGGTCAGGTCAACCTTATCAATATAAAAAAACTAAGATAGGATTTTATGAATTGGTTTTTACTATTGCAACGATAATGTTTGCAGTACTTGGAGTGCATCATATTTATGGATAAAGCACTTTACTTTATTGCGAGTGGCATTTTCTTTGGGATTTCTATGTATTTATTTATTAACTTTGAGCCGACAGGTTGGTTATCGCTGTGGAATTATTTTATGTTCCTCACTGGCACAATGACGATGGGTTGGATTGCATTTTGGAGAGCTTATTGATGCCAGCAGATTGTAGGTTTTGCGTGACGAACACTCATGAGCCATTACCAGACGGTAGCAACCCACCGTGTGTGAGGGAGTTTTTAACAGTCGATGAAGCGTTATCAGTATTAGATTATAGTTCCGATGACGTGCATTGTTTTATTAGTAATGGTATGGCATTAATCGGCGGAGACTGGTCTACCAAAGAAGTTAAAGATTACATGGAAAATGCGATAGCTATTGAGATTGCTAAACCAGACGGTATGGCGCGTAATATGAAACACGGCCTTTGTGTTTGGGGTAATGAAAATATGCAGGATTGTCGGTTCTTTCAAACTGACGAAGACAAACTGAGAGCATGGGAAGCATTACACGGAAAAGAAAAAGATCGTAAGTATGGATAATCCTACGCCGTCAATAAAATGCAAAATGATGCAAGATGCTGGTTACACTTTTCCTGAACCGTGGCCAGCTTATGTCATGCTAGTTGATTTCGTTAAAGGATTAGCAGAAGAAAGGACAGATTTAAATAATAATTTAGAATGTATTTGTGAAGAAGCAAGAGTAATACTTAAAAAGATAGGTGAATGAAATGGCTAATATTAATGTGTCATACATGATGTTTGAGGAAACGATTCAGCGAGTAGTGCAACACTTTAATTTAAAAGGTAAGGTTGTAAGCTTTGACATACTTCACTTATATGTAAAGCGTGTGTGTTTTGACTTCAATCATCATTATTTAAATATAACGGATTACATTGATTTCAGTTATTCAAACATAGATAAAAAAACGGTGCTTTATACTACAGTCGAACATTTAAAAGAAATAGAGTTTCAGTTTCATTACTACTTCAATCCATTATGGTGTTAAGGATAATTTATGTTTTTAGAGTCAATTACATTGCTAGAAAATGACGTGTTAATACCTATAAATAGAATTAAGTATATAAATACTGGTTATTCAGCTAAGTCGTGGTTTATTACTATTACTTCCGACGATGGCGATTGGATAGAAGGTTTTGGTGACGAAGAAAATATGCGACAGCGTTATAAAATGTTGAAGAAAATTATTAACGCAAAATAATTAAGGAAAATTACAATGACCGATACAATGATACAAAGATTATTTAATAAAATATCAGCGCCTAAAAAGTACGTTAGTGACTTTGTTAAAAGACAGCGTGCAATATCAACATTAAACAAACCTAAATTGCTCTGGGACTCTCAGACGTATGGTACGTATGTTCGTGCCACGCATGGCATGTTAAGCGTAGGCATGGATATGCAAGCTATCAAACGCAGAAAATAATTTCACTAATAAAAAAGGATTTTTATTATGGTTGAAAAAAAGGAATGTCCACGTTGCAAAGGACATGGAAAAGTTACAAGTAGGACGAGAAGACTAGCACCAAAATCACATGACCCAAATTTTAAAGGTTGCGCTAAATGCCAAACGATTAAACCGCTTACTGAATATTATGCTCAAACACCTTGGTGTAAGGTGTGTCATTCAAGAAAAACGAGAATAAGAATTAATACACCAGAGTCACAGAAAAAACGAAAAGAGTTACATGCAGCTAAAAAAATACACCAACTAAAATGTCTTTATTGCAAGATTGATTTTTTAGGTTATACAGCTAAACAAAAATGTTGTAGCACTTCCTGTAATTGTCGTTACATTAACTCAAAGAAAACACGGGAGCATAAAGCATTGTCGAACGAACTGCGGGAGCAGTTTGATAATTATGACTAGTGATTTAACCGAACTATTAAAACGTATTGCTGAATTTGCATGGGCTTATAGAGATAGTGGTTATAAGGCACCATTATTTCGCTTAACGCCATATGAACATAAATTACTGCGAGATCATTTAATAAATTCAGCATATTTTATTCCAGAATATTATGGTGATTTGCCGAATTATTTAGGTGCTAATTTCGAGCTGGTTGGAAGTCCTCAATTATTTGCAGGAATGCACGTTAGGTCAGACACAGGGATAGAAATAACAAATGCCAAAATTGCAATTATTCAAGATGACCCGTGATACATCCTATTTTGTTAAAGGTCAGAAAGTATGGGAAGTCTATAGCTCTGGTGATTTGTCCTATCAATGTATAGGCCGATTCCGTGGTCATGGTCGCTGGGTTATGGGTTGGGTGCATTGTGACGTGCCTGACGAATATACATGGCACCACAACAACCCAGATTGCCGCTGGTTGGGTGAAGTCGAAGTGTCTGACGAATTTTATGACTATTACCACAAAATTCGATGTAAGATAGTAAAGAATGAGTTTGCATTCACTCATGGTATTTAAGCGGTGGCGTTCCATGAGAACAGCTAGAACCGTGCCGCTGAAATGCGGATTTTGGTGTGTGGGCTTGAGTGAGTCTCCACTCAGGCGCACCGCTTAAACGTCATGAGGTTGTCAATAAGACCACGGAGGGTTGACAATGGGTATCTTAGACTCACTTGGGTTAGGGTCGGCCGCAGCCGCTCCAATTGACGCTATTGGCAATCTGATAGGTAAAGTCTATACCACCGAAGGTGAAAAACTATCTGCACAAGAAATGCTTGAGCGTCTTAGACAAAATCCCCAGCTTTGGGCGGCACAGGCCAATCAGATTGATGCACAAAGTACCTGGTGGTTTCAGCGTGGCTGGCGACCGTCTTATGGTTGGGTAGGTAGTATTTCGTTATTCTTTTATTTCGTTCCTCAATATATTATTGCGTCCTATTTGTGGACAGTTATGTGCCTTGCGCAACATAAAATACTCGATTTCCCTATTAGTCCGACTCCTGTTTTAGAATTAACAATGATAATGCTTGGCGTTTATGGCACACATACTACGATTGAAAAACTGGTAGGCAAACGCAATGGCTAATCTCTACCAAAAAATATACTAAGCTGATAATATATTCAAACTTGACCACAGGATCGTGTTCGATAGCCAAAAAGGATATTTTATGGCAAATAAGCAGATTTCGCAGCTCACGCAAAAGCCCACTCCCGTTGCCAGTACAGATCAATTTGGCATAGATGATGTCAGCGCCGCTTCTTGGAAAATCACTGTAGCAAACTTACAAACTTACATGACGACTTTATATGTTTTGCTTTCTGGCGGAACGATGACAGGCGCATTGGTTTTAAATGCTGACCCTAGCGTTGCATTGGGTGCAGCTACAAAACAATATGTTGACGCTGTTGCTACAGGATTAACAATTCAAGGTGCTTGCCGCGTTGCTACTACGGCGGCATTGACAGTCACTTATAACAATGGCACTTCGGGTGTAGGTGCGTCGATTACAAATGCTGGCGCGCAAGCTGCATGGGTGATAGACGGCGTGACATTGGCAATTAATGATCGCGTGTTAGTGAAAGATCAAGCATCTACATTGCAAAATGGTATTTATGTCGTGACCGCGTTAGGCTCAGGTGCAAGCAACTGGTCAGCAACGCGTGCAACAGATTACGACCAACCAAGTGAAGTTAACCCAGGCGATTTGGTATTAATTAATGCTGGTACTGTCAACACTGGTAGTGCATGGGTAGAAACAGCAACAGTCGTTACTATAGGTACAAGCGCAATCACTTTTAGTGCATTCGGTATTACGAATGCTGGCACAGGCTTAACAAAGTCAGGCAATACTATCTCCATTGCAACGAATGGGGTAACAAACGCACTTGCTGCACAAATGGCAACACTAACACTCAAAGGTAATAATACAGGTGGTACAGCGAATGCACTTGATTTAACTGTAGCACAAGTTAATGCAATGTTAGGCGCTCCCAGAGGGTTTCAAGTATTCACTTCTGGAACAGCGCAAACTTATACTAAGTCAGTAAACGTCACTTCTATTTTAGTTGACATGACAGGCGCTAGCGGTGGTAGTGGTGGTTGCGCAGCCGCAGGTGGTGCAAATGCTGGTGCAGGCTCTGGCGGCGGTGGTGGTGGTACAGTATTGCATTACATTGCGAACGCCGCAGCAACCTATACTTACACTGTCGGAGCACCCGGAACAGGGGGAGCGGCTGGCAATAATAATGGAACGGCGGGTACTGATAGCACTTTCTCAGGTGGAACATTAGTTGCTGGTGGTGGTCAAGCAGGTTCAGGTTCGGCTGTTTCTGGAAATGCAGGTCAATATACAAATGGTGGTGCTGGCGGTGTTTCAAGTGGCGGTAATATTGCCAATATTTCAGGTCAACCTGGCGGTGCAGGTGTTGTAACAACTGGCTTAGGAGCTGGTTTAGCAATTGGTGGCGCAGGTGGTAGTTCCCAGCGTGGATTTGGCGCACAATCTAATGCTACGGCTCTAGGAGGAGGAGGCACCGTCGATGGAAATGCAGGAAATTCATATGGTGGTGGCGCTAGCGGTGGAGCAGTCTCAACAACTGGTGCCGGTGGTGGTGCAGCAGCAGGTAAAAATGGCGCTGGCGGTATAATTATAATTTGGGAATTTTAATTAATAAATTAGGAGAAAGAAATGTCCACACAAACTAATCCAATTGAAGTCGGTAACTATATTACGAGTGCGCGCCCTCGACTTATCCCTTTATACACAGACGCTTCTCTTGCGACTTTAACAGCGGCGGGATATTTAAATGCGGTCAGCAATAGAATATTTTATAACGGCGATTTTATTTTTGCATTTTATGATACCGGCGTTAATAGTGTTTTCAGTGTGTCGATTGATGTAAATGGGATTATTACATTAGCGCCTGTATCTAATGCCGGTGAAATGTCATTTGGTGGCGCTGCTATCATTGGTAATTTGCCAATGTCTAGCGATGTTTTAGGTAATCAAGTTGATTCCGGCGTTGTTGCAGCTAACGTATTGCAAACCACAACCGATGTCACAGATTACCAACAAATAATCGGCTTGAATGAAATCCTGATCGCAAGCGTTGGTACATGGACAAGAACGCGTGTTGCGGAAGGCAATTATGTATTAAGACATACGGCCGCCGATGATACGTCAGTAATC